CCCAAAGTAGTAGGAGAAAAAGGTAATTGTAAACTTGACTTTGACGTTTGGGCAAATTGCTACTATGAGAATCAAGGAGAAAGAATCTGCATTGAAACTCCTTTTAAGAATCTAACAACTAAAACACCATTCTAATGAACTACAAACAAGCATACGAGCAGACCTTTGAGCAGCTATACCTTCTCAAGGCACAGATGACATTTGACGAACAAAAAGAAGCTAAGACTTTACATATAGTAGGTAAGTTAGGCAACGTCATCACTACCTTACACAATAGCGCAGAACAAGCAAGTGGAGAAAGAAAAGAAAAAGCCGAGAAGATTCTTACAGATTTAGTGTCCGTTCATCAGCACATCGGGCAACTATATCTATCAGAAATGGCAACCAAAGCAAGAAATCTTGAATTAAACAAAAATATTTTAGAACTTGCAACTCGTTTAGAATCAGCCGAAAAGAGAGTTAAGGAGTTGGAGGAAATGGATAAATTTTAAAAAAAAAGTAAAATAAATTTTTTTGTATGAATATTATTTGTATATTTGTATCACAATTAAGAACAACGATATGAAAACTACTCAAAAAGTATTCAACAACATTCATAAAACAACTATGGCAACACAAGTAAAAGCAACAAAAAAAGGTGTAGAGTATTCTGACTATAAACTTACTTACAATGGTAAGACAATGTTTGCAGTTTATTTTTCAGACTACAGATGGTGGGGATTACAAGATTCAGATGGTGCATCCCCTGATGACTCTGCTAATACATTAAGCGAGGTCAAAGAAATATTCAAGCGTTACGTTGATAATAATTTAGTATAAGCACACACACAATTAACAATAACGATATGAAATCTTACACTCACAAAACAGGAACAAAAGTTTTAGGATATAATTCACATAAAGAACTTTGCTTTTATGACGATACAACTAAAAGACAAATGTTTTTGATTATTGAGCAAATGTCCGAAATGCTAAAAGACCAAAATCAGGATTGGGTTGACAAAGCAATGCAAGAAGTTGAATTGTTAAAAATAAATGGTATAAAATGAAAGAAAGAAAAAGAAAAGCACTCGACCTACCTACTGAAGTAGTCAAGTTTTACCAACTAAAAGCTATTGAGCAAGATAAATCAGTCAAGAAAATTATGGAGGAGGTTTTGATTAAAGCGGCTAAAGCATAATGAACAAAAATTTATTAGTATCTTTTTCGGGTGGCGAAACATCAGCATTTATGGCTCAATGGCTAAAGAATCATTATAGAGAATTTGGCTATGAGAATATTGTTTTTGTATTTGCTAATACAGGACTTGAGAACGAACAAACACTTGAATTCGTAGAAAGGTGCGATAATCATTTTAGATTGAAATTACATTGGGTAGAGGCTTTAGTTTGGCAAGGAGAAAGAAAAGGAACAGGTTATACTTTAACCGACTTTGAACACGCTAAACGCAAAGGAGAACCATTTGAGCAGATTATAAAAAAATATGGCATACCTAACCAAGCAACGCCTCATTGCACAAGAGAACTAAAACAAGCACCTATTCAATCATTTGCTAAAGTTTGGTTTAATGGCGAAGCCTATGATACTGCAATAGGCATAAGAAAAGATGAAGCAGATAGAATAAGTCCGAAAGCCAAAGAAATGGGATTTATTTATCCGCTTATCAATAGTAGAATGATACCTTCAAACAAACCTATGGTTAATATCTTTTGGAGAGCAATGCCTTTTAGATTAGAACTTAAAGGTTATCAAGGAAATTGTAAGACTTGTTGGAAGAAAGCGGATAGAAAATTATTTCAGATTGCAAAGGAAAACCCTTCTGCATTTGATTTTATGAACGAAATGGAGCAGAAATATCCGATTGACCCATTAGGTCATTCAAAAGTATTTTTCAGAAATAATAGAAGTGCGAATCAGATACTTGAAGAAGCCAATGATTGGAATGGTAAAATTAAAAACGATGCAGATGAATATACTTATCAACTTGATTTACTTGGTGGAGATAGTTGTGAGGTATTTTCTGAATGTGGGTCTTAATATTTTATACCCTAAATGATATGATAAAGCGGCTATTAACTATAATTGTACCCTATAAGGTATTTTAAATGATTCAAACAAAATGAAGAAAAGTCAAATCATAGAAGCTATCTACTTAGACAAATCATACATAAACATTTGTAAGCAGATTTGCAGCACAGGTAACTACTATGATTATTCAGACCTTTTTCACGAAGTTATTTTGATTTTACTTGAAAAGCCAGACCAAGAAATAGTAACCGCATACGAGGCTAAGTTTATAAAGTTTCTCTTCGTACGAATCAGCAATAATCAATATCGGAGTAAGACATCGTACTTTCACAAGAAGTACAGAGGTTTGTTAAAAACTACCGAGTTAACAGATTTTGAGTGCGAGGATGAGAAGAATCTAAGCGAGGAGGGGTTCAATGACCTTATCCAAGACATAACATCCCACCTAAACACTTTGAACGACTACGACAAGAATCTATTTGGCGTATGGTTGAATCTTGGGTTAAGTAGTGCGGAAGTAAGTCGGGCAACAGGAATCGACCAACAGAACGTAAGTAAAAAAATACTTAAAATCAGAAAAGAATTAGCAGAAAAATATGGACAAGATTATTTTAATATTTTCGATTAGTGCGGCTGGATTTGTAATCAGCGAGTTATTCATAAGTGTATGGTTAAAACTCTTTAAAGAGATGCCTACTAAACCTCTTAGCTGCGGTTATTGTCTTTCCTTTTGGATAGGCTTATATGTTTTCTTCGAGCCTACCTACAACTGCTTACTACTTGCTTGCCTTTGTGCGGTCGTTAATTCATTTATCTTTAAACAACTGAACAAATGATAGAAGATTTACTACCAAAGTGGGAAGTTTATAAGACAGACTGCTATTCACAATTCACAAACTTAGACTTGGAAGTCTTAAAGGAGTACCACGCTAAACACTTTGGATTCGCTTTCAGGAATATGGGCTGCGCAAGTTGCATCAACGAATTGATAAAAAGTGTTTTTAGGCACTATGAGCAATCCAACCAACCCAAACCAATAGAAACTACACAACAACCAACAATAAGACATAGGAGAAGAAGAAAATGATTAAAATTAAACATTCTGGTAATGCAGGAGATATTATCTACTCGTTAAATGCGGTAAGGTCGGTAAGTTTACTTCACGATACTCAAGTAGTTTTGTTTCTAAAGTTAGACGTTCCTATCCAACTTCATCCAAGTTTCAAACATCCGCTCGGAGGGGTAATGCTCAATAAGTATATGTTCGATAATTTGAAGCCTTTACTACTTGAGTGCGACTTTATCTACGATGTTTTACCCTATACTAATCAAAAAGTAGACTATGACTTTGACAAGTTTAGAGGGGTTGGTTTAAATCTTGGTGCAGGAGATATTAAGAAATGGTATTTATATGCTTACCCAGAATTGCAGGAACATTTTGAGGATGATACTATTTTTAATTCTCGATATCCCGACATCGACAATTACATTGTTGTTAACCGTTCAGAAAGATATAATAATGGGCAATTAGATTATTCGATTCTAAACCAAGTTAATTGTCCGATTTACTTTGTCGGAACTGAAATCGAATATGCCTTATTAAAATCAAAGGTTGAAAAGTTAGAATACGTTAAGCATCTGAACTTCTTAGAGTTAAAAAACTTTATTTCAAACTCGACACTATTTATTGGCAATCAGTCAATGTGCTACTCAATAGCTGAACAATGCGGTGCAAATAGACTACTTGAAGTTTACTATGGATGCCCTAATGTAATTACAAAAGGATTTGAGATGTATAACCAAGAAGGTTTTGAGTACGCTTTAAAACAAAACAACTTAATATGACGATAAAAGACTTAACGATTATTATTTTTAGCGGTGATAACTCTCACGCAAGGGCGGACATAGCAGGAAGGCTATCAATGTACTTAGCTACAAATCTTGACAATCCGATTAGAATAATATCACCTTATGAGCCTCAAAACTATGTAGGGTTATGGCATAAGATTGACCCTTTAACTTATGAGGAGGCTATGAGGTTTCAAGTCAAAGGTTTAAGCAAATACTTTAGCACTAAGTATGTGATGTTTTTAGAAACAGACGGATACCCGATTAACTTTGATTTATGGAGTTATGACTTTATGAAGTTTGATTACATAGGCGCAGTTTGGAATAAGGATTGGAACTTAATTAACGGAGGCAGAGTCGGGAATATGGGATGCTCAATAATAAGTAAGAGGTTTATTGATTGGATTTCGGTTCAAGAATACAACGGAATGGCAGGGGATGTATTTATTTGCCAGCACCTAAAACCAAAAGCAGAGGCGGAAGGATTTACTTATGCGGACATAGAAACCGCTTTGAGATTTAGCTTTGAAAACCCTATCGAAATAGAATGGGATAGAAGTAAATCATTTGCAAAACACTTTAAAGGAGAACACTTCCAATGAGAATACTTTTAGTTTGTCCACAAAATGTTACAGGGGTTGAGTATCACAGAATTCTCATCCCACATTCACAATATGAACAAGTTACTGCGATACCTTCAATTGACCATCAGCCAGATTCATTCTTTCACGATTACGATTTAATAGTTTCAAGTTCAGTCATCAGTAAATTAGGAAACCAAGAACTACTTTGGAAGCAACTTAAAAGAATCGGCATACCGGTAGTAATAGATAGAGATGATACTTGGGTTCTTCCTCATAGTCATCCAATGTTTAACGAGTGGAAAAGAGGTAAGAGAGCAGAACACATCCTCTACAATCTAAAGCAAGCGAACTTAGTAACTACTACTACTGATTACTTATCTAACATAATCGGGAACTTTAACAAAAACGTAGAAGTCCTCCCTAACGGAATAGACTTCGAACAACCGCAATTCAAAGTAGATGACAAGGTAAGGGAGTTCAAATCCCCAGATATGGTTCACATAGGTTGGAGTGGCTCAATAACCCACAAACAAGACGTTGAGTTGTTAGACACTCCATTTTACGAATTACTACACGACCAAGACTTAATAGATAAGTACAGGCTAATCTTATCGGGTTATGTGGAAAAAGACCCGACTTGGGGCTATTATGAAAAAGTCTTTACCTCAAATTGGAAAATAGACGTAAACCAATACGCAAGAATAAACGCAATGGATGTAAACACCTACGCAAGTGCTTACGATGCTATGGACATCGGATTGATTCCTTTAAGGCATACGGAGTTTAACATTTGTAAATCAAACCTCAAGATGTTGGAAATGGGTGCTAAAGGTTTAGCAGTCATAGTGAGCGAAAACCCTGTTTATCAAAATATAGGACTAAATAATAAAAATTGTATATTTGTAGACAAGAAGGATTGGTACAAGTCAATGAAGAAACTTATTAATAATGAGGAACTAAGAACCGAACTTGCAACTAATCTCTACAACGAAGTAAAAGACAATTGGAACATCGAGAAGTTGAATCTAAAAAGAACAGAAGTTTATAAAAAGTTATTAAAGTAATGGCTGCAAAAAAAATAGAATCTCCAGAAAAACTAATGGAGTTATTTGAAGAGTACAAACACTATGTAAAATCAAACCCTACATTGGTTCAAGATTTTGTAGGTAAGGATGGAGTAGAGGTATTTAGAACAAAAGAAAAACCACTTACAATAGATGGGTTTGAAAATTGGCTATATGAAAAATCAATTATAGGGGATTTAAGTCATTATTTTGCAAATACAAATGGTGCATACACCGACTTTTTAACTATCTGTCACGCAATTAGAAAAGCGTGTAGGGCAGACCAAATAAATGGAGGTATGGTTGGCATTTACAATCCATCTATAACTCAACGACTTAACGGATTGACAGAGAAGACAGAAACCAAAGTTGAGATAAGTGATGCGCCAGATTGGCTAAAAGGCGAAATTAAATAAAAACAACAACTCAAATAAAATGAATAACCAATTACTAAGGGTTTTAATTCTACTTGCCGCCATTCAAATAAATTTCGCCTGCAAAAAAACAGATGAAGAACATTGCAATATGGTTAGAGTTGAGATATTATCATCACGCAATTACGTCTTAGTTGACAATGTGCAAGTTTCAACTCCTGCTTTGTTTTATTGGAAGGTAGGTAAAAAGGTTGAGTTAAGCACATTAGGTTCGTGGACAGGGGACTTGGTTAAAATATCTGTTTTTAAAGAATTGATTAAAGATACAACCTTTGAAAATTTTGGGCAAGTGAAAGTTGCTTATGAAGTTCAACCCTAATTTAGTATTTTTAGAAGATAGCTTTAAGAATCAAGGCAAACGTATTGCAGTCTTACAAGGCGGTGCAAGGTCGGGCAAGACTTTTTCTGCTCTTCAATGGATAATCAGAACTGCAACCACTTACAAAGGTTTGACCTATTCGATAGTTAGGAAAACCTTACCAGCACTCAAGACAAGTGCAATGCGTGATTTCTTTGAGATACTTAAAGAGGTAGGGTTATATGAAGAAAAGTACCACAACAAAAGCGAGAACACCTATACGCTTAACGGGAATTTAATCGAGTTCTTCAGTACAGACGATGCGCAAAAGATACGAGGTCGAAAAAGAAACGTACTATTTTGCAACGAAGGAAACGAACTTGAGTTGGAAGATTGGAGGCAATTAGTTCTAAGAACTACCGGTAAGATAATTATCGACTACAATCCTTCAGACTTCGAGCATTGGATTTACGACCAAGTAATCCCAAGAGAGGATGCAGGGCTTTTAATCACGACTTACAAGGACAACCCACACTTACCCGATTCACTTAAGAGGGAGATTGAAAACTTAGCAAGTGCAGACCCAGAGTATTGGAAGATATTTGGCTTAGGTCAAAGAGGGCAGTTGGTAGGGTTAGTCTTCAACAATTGGAGTGAAGGGATAGTAATTCCAGAAGGTGCAAAGTTTATCGGGTTTGGATTGGATTGGGGATTCACGAATGACCCAAGTGCAGTAGTAGGAGTTTGGAAGAGAGATGACACTTTGTACGTCAAAGAACACCTTTACGAA